AAATACTAAAATAACGAAATATTTAGCAGTAAGTAAAATAGCAGGAGAAAGTTTTTATCAAAAAACAGGAATAAAGCCTGAAATAATATATAATCCATTAAATATAGATAAACCTAAAAAGATATTAAAATTAATAAGTGCTACAAGACTAACAAATGAAAAAGGTTATAATCGAATGATTAAATTAGCAAAAGAACTTTCTGATAAAAAAATACCTTTTGAGTGGCATGTGTTTACCAATAAATCTGATATTGATTCGGATTTTTTTATTGCACGAAAGCCAAAATTAAACATAATAAATGATATTGCAGAAGCAGATTATTTAGTTCAATTAAGCGATAGCGAAGGCTATTGTTACAATATAGTAGAAGCATTAAGTGTACGAACACCAGTAATATGTACAGATATTCCAGTAATAAAAGAGATAGGAGTAAATGAAAACAATTCTTATATATTGAATATGGATATGTCTAACACAAATGTAGACGAGATATATAAGAAAATACCAAAAATAGAAAACTACAAAGCACCAGAATGCTTATTATTAAATTATATAAATAAAACTAAATCGAAATATGAGGAGGAAAGAAAAATGAAATACAAAGTAAAAGCATTAGATACTTATAAGAAGATGAATATTAGAGATGAACAGTTAGATAAAGTTCCAGACGAGGGAGAAGAATTTATAGTAAATGCAGATAGACTAGAAGTATTAAGTGGAAACAACTCATATGGAGTAAAATTCGTTGAAGTAGTTGAAAAGTTAGAAGAGATAGAGAAAGTAGAAACAGCAGTAAAAAATATAACAGCAGAGAAAGCAATTAAGAAAACAACAAAGAAGAAAACAAAATGACACAAAGAGATAATCCACTAATTGCTGCTAAATACAAAAGTAAAAGATGGCAGAAACTAAGAAAGCAAAAACTAATAGAAACAAATAACTTGTGTGAAAGATGCTTAAAGAAGCGGAATATATAATAGTGCTTACATAGTTCATCACAAAGAATATATAACAGAATCAAATTTTGGAGATGATGATATATTTTTCAATATAGATAAGTTGGAAAGTTTATGTCAAGAATGTCACAACAAAGAACATTTTAGCAATAATGAAGAAGAATATATATTTGATGAGAATGGAGATTTAATTAAGAATGGTTAATTGGAAATATATAATTAAATTAAGTAAGATATATAGTTGTAATTGTAAAAAGAATACTCAATGCAAAGCAAGGAATTGTTGTACTAATAATGGACTTTGTTCTCATACAACAGAATGGAGATATGCAAAAAGAACACCACTAAATTATATTAAAAGAATAATAAATATTGTAAAAAACAAAAGTTTGTAAAACAATAATACCCCCCCTACAAGACAAAAAAATGATTTTATGGGAGAACGGTGGGTGGGCAACAAAAAAATCCAAACAGTTTTCACATGAGGGGTGTAGTTAGGAGGTGCAGATGTGGATGAAGATGAAGTACTATCAAAAACGATTTTAGATGAAAATAACAATGAAAAGCTTACAAAAGAACAATTAGAAAATAAAAAGAAAAAAATAAAACAACAAAAAAATAAACTTACTAAAATATTCAAACAGTTAGACAAGAATACATTGTCGTTAGTACAAAATCTAATAAATGAAGTTGCTTTTATGTCTGTAACTCTTGAAGAAAATAGAACATATATTGAAGAACATGGTGTGAAAGAGTTATACATGAATGGAAAAGGGCAATTTGGCTATAAAGAATCAGTAGAAAGCAAAAATTACAATGCAATGATAAAAAACTACACAAACGTAGTAAAACAACTTGTAGATTTTCTGCCTAAAGAGGAAAAGAAAAATGCAGGAGAAGAATTGCTTAAGTTTATAGCAAGTGGTAGAAAGTGAACTATATAAAAGAATACATAAATGAAATAGAAAAAGGCAATATTATAGCAGGCAGAAAGATAATAAAAATATATAAAAGATTGTTAGAGGAAAGCAAAAATGAAAGCCTTCCTTTTTATTTTGATGAAGAAATTGGAGAAAGACCAATAACATTCATAGAGACTTTTTGCAAACAGTCTGAAGGTGAAATAGGCAAACCGATTAAATTAGAATTATTTCAAAAAGCTTATATACAAGCATTATTTGGATTTGTATATAGAGATACAGGTTACAGAAGATTTAATGAAACAATGTTTTTGGTAGGAAGAAAAAATGGAAAAACAACTATGCTATCAGCAATAGCTTTATATATGATGATTGCTGATGGAGAAGGTTCTGCTGAATGTTATTCTGTTGCAACTAAAAAGGATCAGGCTTCAAAAGCTTTTAAAAGTGCTTGCTCTATGAGAGCACAGTCACCAGAAATAAGAGCAATAATCAATAAAAGACGAACAGATATGTATATGCCGACCACTTTTAGTAGTTTTGAACCACTGTCAAGTGATTCAGATACACTAGATGGATTAAACTCTCATTTAGTTATTATAGATGAGCTTCATGCAATAAAAGACAGAAATTTATATGAAGTAATGAAGCAATCTACATCATCTCGTAGACAGCCATTAGTTGTAATGATTACTACAGCGGGAACGGTTAGAGAATGTATTTTTGATGATATATATGATTATGCTAACAATATTTTAGAAGGAACAATAAAAAATGATGCCTTTTTACCAGTATTATATGAATTGGATAAAACAGAAGAGTGGAAAAATATAGAATGTTGGCAAAAGGCAAATCCTGGCTTAGGAACAATAAAGCAATATAAGTATTTAGTAGAACAAGTAGAAAGAGCAAAAGCAGATTTAAGTAGTAAGAAAGGAATACTTTGTAAGGATTTCAATATAAGAAATAACTCAGAAGAAAAATGGCTTGATTTTGATACTGTAAATAATGAAGAAATGTTTGAACTAGATGAATTGAAAGGAAGTTATGCTATAGGTGGCGCAGATTTATCAAGCACAACAGATTTGACTTGTGCAACATTACTAGTCATGAAACAAAAGAAGATATACATATTACAACATTACTTTATACCAGAAACTAAAATAGAGGAAAAAGCGGACAATGACAATGTTCCATACGATATATGGGAAAAAAGAGGACTGCTTACAGTATGCTCTGGAGCAAAAATAAATTATACAAATGTTACAGAGTGGTTTTTAAAGATGCATAATGAGTATGATATATCAGCTTTGTGGATAGGATATGATCCATGGGGCAGTCAATATTGGATAACAGAAATGGAAGAAGCAGGATTTGAAATGGAAAAAGTAATACAGGGAGCAAAGACAATGTCAAATCCAATGAAACAACTAGAAGCGGATTTGAAAGAAAAAAAAGTAAATTACAACAACAACCCAATACTGAAATGGTGTTTATTAAATACAGCTATAGAAATTGATAAGAATGATAATATAAGACCAGTAAAAGGAAAAAAATCAAAGCAAAGAATAGATGGTGCAGTAAGCTTGATAGATGCTTATTGCGTTTTGTTTGACAAAATGAGTGATTATATAGCTTTACAGGAGGAATAAATGAAAGAGAAACGAAGTTTATTTAATATGGTTTTTGGAAACAAGGTGCAAAAAATTGTGGGATCATATTTGCAAATGATGACTGGATATAGACCAGTATTTTCTGGACAAGATTCTACAATAGAAAACAGTATAGATGCAATTAAATGTATTAATACAATAGCAACACATGGAGCAAAAATGATACCAAAGCACATACAAAGTACGATATCTAACCATATAAAGGGAAATATTGATTTTATTATAAATACAAAACCAAATCCAATAATGACTAAATATGATTTTTTGTATAAAACAATATTCCTACTTTATTCAAAAAATAATGTGTTCATATATATAGATAAAAATAAAGAAGGATACATAGAGGGCTTTTACCCATTAAATCCTGACAGATGCGAATTATATGAAATAAATAATGACATATGGATATGTTTTCAATTCACAAACGGACATCAATATATAATTAGATATGATGAAGTTATACATTTGAGAAGAATGTTTAGTTTTCATGATATATATGGAAATAACAATGAAATATTAGAACAACCTATAAGAACTGCAAATACAACAACAGAAGGAATAGAAAATGCTATTAAAACGAGTATGAGCATAAAAGGTGTATTAAAATACAATAATGCTATGTTAAAAAATAAAGATATTAAAGAAAATAGAGATCAATTCGTAGCTGATTTCATAGGAGATTTTGACAAAGGAAAAGGAATAGCAGGATTAGATGCAAAATCAGATTTTACACCAGTCAACCTAGAACCTATAACATTGGATAAAGAACAATTAAGCTATGTAAAAAATGACATATTTGATTATTTTGGAGTATCTGAAAAGATAATTAGAGGCAACTACACAGAAGAGGAATGGAATGCTTTTTATGAATCAATAATAGAACCTCTCTCAATACAATTTGAAGATGGTTTCTCTATAAAGATTTTTAATGAAGCATCATTAAAGAAAGGACATAGAATAGCTTTTACAACAAACAGAATAAAATATGCTTCTTTAAAAAATAAAATAAGCTTATTAAAAGAAGCAGGAGCATTAGGATTACTTACAAAAGATGATGGAAGAGAAATATTGGACATGACACCTTTAGGAGGAGAAGAAGGTGCGAAACTAATTCAAAGCCTAAATATGATAGACAGTTCAATAGCAAATGATTATCAAGGAGGAAAGAAAAATGGAACAAGCAGTAAAAGAAATTAGAATGGGAGAAATAAGGTCGAATGAAAATGAAGAAGAAATGATACTTGAAGGTTATGCAGTAGTTTTCAATAGTATTACAGATTTAGGATGGTGTAAAGAAATAATAGACAAAAATGCATTTAATGGATGTAATATGCAAGATTGTGTATTGAAATATAATCATAATGACAGTTGTTTAATTTTAGCAAGAACAAGGAATAAAAGTTTGGAATTAACGGTAGATGATAGAGGGTTAAAAGTAAGAGCAAAGTTAATTGATACAACAAATAATAAAGATATCTATAAAATGGTAAAAGAAGGATTGTTAGACAAAATGAGCTTTGCATTTACAGTAGCAGAAAGAAAATGGGATTATGAAACAGACACAAGAACTGTGCTAAGAATATCAAGATTGTTTGATGTTAGTGTTGTGGACTTTCCAGCATACGATGAAACAGAATTATCTGCTAGAAGCAAAGAAAGTTATGAAAAGGAAAAACAAGAATATTTACAATTTAAGTTAGACAAGGAAAAATTAAAATTGAAATTAAGTTTATAATCTCGATAAGAGGAGCGGTGGTACAACTGCTTCTCTTTTTGCTGGTACAAGTGAAATAGAGTTTTATAGAAACGGTGGTACAACTGTTGAAAAGTAAAGAAAAGAAAGGAAAGATTTAAAATGACAAAAAAGGAATTAGAAAAAAGAAAAGCTGAATTATTGAAAGCAATTGATGAAGCTGAAAATGATGAAAAATTAACAGAATTAAGAAGTGAGGTAGAAGCACTTCAAAAAGAAGAAATAACAGAAGATGAAGAAATAGATGAAAGAAGCCTATTAAGAAAAACAGTAGAAAATTTAGAATGTAGAAGTTTGGACACTTCAAAAATAAAAGAAATAAAAAAACCAGAAAAGGAGGAAAGAAAAGTGGATGAGAAAAAAGAAGTTTTAGAACAAAGAGGAGCAGACTTAAAAGCAGGTAAAAAAATAAGAGTTGAATTAGAAGAAAGATCAACAGTTGTTTCTAGTGGGGATTTATTAATTCCAAAAAAATACAAAAATACAATAGATGAGAGTTTTGAAGGAGTTTCTGGATTAGTAGATAGACTAAATACAGTACCACTAGAAGGTGGAGAAAGCTATTCAGTACCATTCGAAGTAGCATATGGAGAAGGAAATTATACTGGAGAAAATGCAGATTATAGTGAAACAGACCCTGAAACAGATTATGTAGAAACAGGTAGAGCAAAAATTACAGCATATTCTGAAATATCAAAAGAAGCTATAAAATTACCTAATGCAAATTATCAAGCTTTAGTAATTAAAAGAGTAAGAGATTCAATAAGAAAGAAAATAGGTAAACAAGCTATTATAGGAGCTGGAACTACAAATACAATAAAAGGTATTTATAATGCAGATGTAAAAGTAATGCCAACTGCAGAAGCTAAAACAGCAGATATTTCTTTAGCAGATATAGATATAGATGCTTTAAATACTATTGTATTTGCTTATGGAGGAGATGAATCTGTAGAATCAGAACAAGTTTTAATTTTATCAAAAAGAGATTTAGAGAAATTTGCTAAAGTTAAAACAAGTGATGACAAATTTGTTTATAAAGTAACAAGAAAAGGACAAACAGGAACAATAGCATATGCAAATGGAGGATTAGAAGTACCATATGTAATAAATTCTGCTTGCGGTTCATTGTCTGATTCTAAAACTGTAGCAGGAAAATATACACTTGTATATGGCTCATTGTCAAGTTACGAATTACCAATATTTTCAGAATTAGAGATTGAAGAAAGCAAAGATTACAACTTCAAAAAAGGAATGGTATCATATAGAGGCGATGTAATAGTCGGTGGTACTGTGTCTAAATATAATGGATTCGTAAGGGTAAAAAAAGCTGGAACAGCTAGTGTCTAGTAAATAAACGGAGGATTATATGGAAAATAACATAGTGGATTTAGCGAAGCAATGCTTGAGCATTGCTTCAAGTGCTACATTAAAAGATGAGGAAATAAAAATGTGGGTTTTGTCAGGAATTGAAGACTTGAAACGTCAAGGTATTAACGTTGATTTAAAAAATCCATTAATTCAAGCATCAATTGTAATGTTTGTAAAATCTAACTTTGGGATGATAGATTTAAAAGATAAAGAGCTTGCTCAAAGAACATATAATTCTCTATGTAGTAATTTGAGTTTAAGCAGTAACTTTAAGGAGGATGACAATGCGTGATGTGAGCTGTAAATTAATATCTATTATTTCTGAAGCTAATAGTATTGGAGTTAATAAACCCAAAAAGATAGTAAAAAAAGAAATACCTATAATTAGAATTGAAGATATATTTGCAAATGAATTTTATATTGCAAATGAAAAAGGTCATAAACCTTCTTTAAGACTTCGTATAAGTGCTTTGAATTACTCTGATGAAGAAGAATTAGAATATATGAACAAAAAATACTCAATTGTAAGAATACAAGAGGTAACAGCAGATGAAGTAATTTTAGTATGTGAGAGGAAAATAAAAAATGTCTAAATCTATTAAACCAGAAGAGTTACAAGAAGCATTAAAAGAGTATATGTCAAATTATTTAGAAGATATTGAAGAAGGAGTAAAAGAAAAGACTAAAGAAATAACAAAAGAAGCTGTAGAAGAATTAAAACAAATATCCCCAAGAGGATATGGAAGAAAAGAGCCATATTATAAAGGATGGACAAAACAGGTAGGAAAACAAAATAAAGGTAAATACACAATTAAGATTCATAACAAAACAAATTATCAACTTACACATTTGTTGGAGTTTGGACATGCTACTAGAAATGGTAAAATGACTAAAGCTATTCCACATATTCGACCAACGGAGGAAAAATACAACAAACTATATGAAAAAGCAATTACAACAGTAATAAGGAGGAGGTCTAAATGACATTAGAAGAATTAAAATCAAAAAGTGAAAAAGAGGGCTTTCAATATGCTTATGGTAAGTTCGAAAAAACAGTAGAACCTCCACATTTAGTGGCAAAAATTAGCGATACGAAAAATTTTATGGCAGACAATAAAGTTTACAAAAAGAACTTGCCAATAAAATTGGACTATACTTATATAGTAAAGAATGTAGAAGAACAAAATAAAATAGAGGATAAAATTCTAGCCGATGTGGCTTGGAATAAAACAGAAGAAACTTACTTTGCAGATGAAGAAGTCTGGCAAGTAAGTTATTTTTTTGAAATTTAAGGAGGAAAAAATAATGGGAAATAAAATTTTATTTGGAATTAAAAATGTATATGTTGCAAAATTAACTGAAACAGATGGTGTTATAACTTATGGTACACCTTTTAAAATGCCAGGAGTAACGGGATTTTCTCCTGAACCACAAGGAGAAACAACCAAATTTTTTGCTGACAATACGGTATATTTTATAGCAAATTCGAACCAAGGATACGAAGGCGACTTGGTACTAGCAATTACGCCAGAAGAATTTTTAACACAAATCTTAGGACAAACTAAAGATGCTAATGGAGCTGTAATTGAAAATGCTGATGATAAGGATGCAAGATTTGCTTTAATGTTTGAGGGAGATGGAGATGCTCAAAACAGAAGATGGGTGTATTGGGATTGTAAAGCTTCAAGACCATCAAGAGAGAACAATACTAAAGAAGAAAGTATTGAACCAGGCACAGATAGCTTACCTATTACAATAAGTCCACGTTCTACTGACCGAGCAGTTAAGTGTTATATTGAACCAAGTGAAGAAAATCAAAGTGTTTATAACAAATTTTTCGAAAAAGTTTATGAAAAAGATGCTACAGCTAGTGTCTAGGAGGTAAAAATGAAAAAAATAGAAATTTGCGGTAAGGAGTATCCAATTGAATGTAGTGCATATTCTTATGTTAAATTTGTAAATTTTTTTAATAAAAGTATGACAGAAGATATACAAATATTAAAAGATTATTTGGTAAGGCAAACAATAATTTCAAAACAAGTAGCTGAGAAAAACTTAAGTGATCAGGAAAGAATTGCTTTCGTATCTGAATATATGCAAAAATATGTAGGAGAATTTATAAGCTCAATAACAAGAATTGCATGGATGATGATATATACAGCGAATAAAGAAATAGAAGAATATGAAAATTGGTTAAAATCTATAAAGAAATTTAATATAGATGATGACTGGATTGTTGAGGTAGCGGAAATTGCCGTAGATTGCTTTTGTTGATTATAAACTTACTCAAGAATTAAATAAAAAAAATAAAGGAGAAAGCTCAAAAGAAGTATTTCCAGAACATGAATTTATAGCATCATCTTTGAGAATAGGTCTAAAATTAAATGACTTGAAAGAGTTAAGCTATGTTGATGTTATGAAAATTCTTTTGAGTTTCCTTCCAGGAGAAGAAAAAAAATATAAGAAAGCAACACAAGCAGATTGGGATAGACTTGCATTGTCATAGTCTATTTCAATTTTTTTATGAGGTGTAATATGGCAGGTAGTATTAAAGGAATAATTGTTGAAATAGGTGGAGATACATCAGGGCTACAAAAAGCTTTAAGCAAAGTTAATTCTGTATCATCTAGTTTGAGCAAAGAACTAAGGGGAATTAACTCTTTACTGAAACTAGACCCCAAAAATACAGAAATGTTGAAGCAAAAACAAGATGTACTAAATGCAAGCATTTCAACAACTCAAGAAAAATTAAAACAACTACAAAGTATAAAAGATGAAGCTGACAAAATGATGTCAGAGGGCACAAAAATAAATGAAGAAAACTATAGAAGTTTACAAAGAGAAATATTAAAAACTCAAAATAAATTATCAGATTTAAAAAATGAAGCTTCAAACTGGAATAAAGCAGGTACATTCCTTACAAATCTTGGCAAAGAGCTACAGGAAGTAGGTTCTAAAATAGATAATCTAGGAACTAAACTAACAACAAGGTTATCAATTCCTATTACCGGAGCATTAAGTATAGCAACAAAAGAAGCAATAGAGTTCGAAAGTGCTTTTACAGGTGTTACCAAAACAGTTAATGCTTCAGATGAACAATTAGATGAGTTAAAACAGGGAATTAAGGATCTGGCTAAAGAAATACCATCTACGACTACTGAAATATCTGCTGTAGCAGAATCGGCAGGACAATTAGGAATACAGACGGAAAATATTCTGGACTTTTCAAAGGCTATGATAGATCTAGGAAATTCTACTAATTTAACATCAGAGAATGCTGCTTCTCAACTTGCTAAGTTTGCAAATATAATGCAAATGTCACAAAAAGATTTTGATAGACTAGGCTCTTCCATTGTAGATCTAGGAAATAATTTTGCTACAACAGAAGCGGATATAGTAAATATGGCAATGAGATTAGCAGGTGCAGGGAAACAAGTAGGCTTATCAGAAGGGGAAGTGCTTGGTTTAGCAACAGCATTAAGTTCAGTGGGAATAGAAGCAGAGATGCGGTGGTTCAGCAATTTCTAAAGCTATGGTAAAGATGCAAAATGCTGTTGAACAAGGTGGCACGAAGTTAGATGCAGTATTAAAAAAGACAGGAATGACTTTAAGGGAATTAGAATTAATGTCTGCAAATGATTCAATGGGATTTAAAGAATTGTCTCAAAGTATTGGAATGACAAGCACAGAAGTGAAACAGTTAATAACTGCAGGAACAAACCTTGAAGATTTTGCGAGTGTTTCTGGCATGACAGCTGAAGAATTTAAAAAGGCATGGAAAGATGATGCTGCAGGAGCTTTATCTGCATTCATAAAAGGATTAGGAAATGCCCAAGACAAAGGAGAAAGTGCAATTACAATGTTGTCTGAAATGGGTCTTACAGAAGTTAGACTGAGAGATTCTTTGTTAAGAGCAGCAAATGCAGGAAATCTGTTTAACGATGCTATTGAAACAGGCACCAAGGCTTGGCAGGAGAATACAGCATTAGCTAATGAAGCAAATAAAAGATATGCTACAACAGAGAGTCAATTGAAAATTACAAGGAATAAAATAAAAGATATAGCTACTTCTTTAGGAGATAAACTTTTACCCACGGTAAACAAATTATTAGAAAAAGTAGAAAAAGGAATAGAAAAATTTGACAAATTAAATGACAGTGAAAAGGAAAATATTATTAAGATTGGTTTAATGGTAGCTGCAGCAGGACCTTTACTTAAAATAGGTGGAACAGCAATTACAACAATAGGAAAAGTAACAAAGGGAATTGGAATATTTACAGAAGCAATTGGTTTAGCAAAGAATGGAATAGGTGATGCAACAGGGGAAAGTGCCAAACTAGCAGAAATATTTCAAAAATTAACAAGTCCAGCAGGAATTGCAGCAGCAGGAATTACAACTGCAGTAGCAATAATTGTAACAGAAATAAAAAAAGCAGAAAAAGAAACAAGAGAAAAATTTTCTACTATGGGACAGGCAGCATCGGATTTTTATACGGGACTTCAAAGTGCAGAAGGATACTTAGAAAATTTCAATTCAACATTGTTTGCAAGTGCTGAAGAACAAGAAAATCTAAAGAATCAAATGGACGAAGTTCAAAAAGGAATAACAGAAATTTGTAAAACTGCATCTGATGAGCGTAGAGGATATACTCAAGAAGAAATAACTCAATTAGATGAATATTTTCAAAAACTACGTGAACTAAAAAATAGAGAAATAGAAATTCAACAACAGATTGCATCTGCAATAACTCAACAAGCAGTAACAAATGCAGAAAATTTTCAAGGAAGTTTAGAAGAATATAAAGTACAGTCTCAAGAATGGATTGCTACAGCTCAAAAGCAAGCAGATGCAACTATAAAACTAATTCAAGATGGTAGCATAGAAGAAATTGCATTATTAAATCAAAAATATGGTGATGAAGCCACAATGCAAAACGAAGCCTATGCAACAGAATATAACAATGTTATTGCTCAAAAACAGGCAAAGATAGATGAAGCAAATAAAGAAGTAGCAGAAATTTCAAAAGTTTATGCAGATGGATATTATAAAAGAAGTGAAGACACTAAAAATTTTGCAGAAAGAATAAAAAGTATTGATGCTGAAACTGAAATCTTAAGAAAAAATCATTTTGAAACAATGCAGTATTATGAAAAAACATTTGGAAAAAATTCAAAAGATTATAAAGAAATGGCTTTAATAGAAGAAACAACCTATAATTCGAGAATGAAAAAAATATACGATAAAGCTTATGAAAATATGTCTAACTGGGAAGCAGAGCAGGTTGGTTCTTGGATAGCTCAACTTGCTGATACTGAACTTTATGGAACAAAATTAGATGAAGAAACCAAAAAAACAGTTGAAGCAATATTAAATAGTTATGAATTTATGCCAGAAGAAACAAAAAAAACAATGAATGAAACTATGAATGGGATGTTAGAAGGAATGAAAGACAAAGAACCAACTTTATGGGCAAAAGCTTCTAATATTGCAGATGGCATATTAAGTAGATTAAGAAAGTCTTTTGATATACATTCTCCTTCAAAAAAAACTAGGGACATTTTTCAAAATGTGATGAAAGGTGCTGAATTAGGACTTGAAGATGAACAAAAAAAATTAAATAAGCAAGTAGATGACATAACAAACAAAATGAAAACTAGTTTCTCTAATATAACACCTAATATAGGGGCACTTAAACAATCTATAATAGACCAAACTAAAACTGTATTTACAACACCTACTTTAAACATATATGCTCAGGATGAATTAACACCAGCTAAGATAAATACAATTATTGATACTGTAAATCGTAGATTAGGAAGCAAATATTGATGTCGAATTTTGTCGAAAAGTTTTTCTTGTAATATTTTATGATATATTGTAAAATAATTGCAAGGAGGATATGATGAAAAATATTATAAAAAAATGGTGGTTTTGGATTACTATTGCTTGTGTTATTCTTGTTGTAGTTTTAGGTATGATGAAATTCAAGGAACAAAAACAATTTAAAGATATGTATAAAACAATAGGAGAAAGCGCTTCTGATTTCTATACAGGAATAGAAAAAGCAGATACACATTTAGATGAATTTACATATAATTATGAAACAGGAGAAGTAGAATATAAGACAGATACAAGTTGGCTTGATAAATACGAACAAATAAAAGTTGGAATGAGTAAAGAAGAAGTTGAACAAATATTGGGAGAAGGGTTTAAAACACCTGATATTGAAGATGGGTCTTTTTATTTAAATTGGGGAGAGGGACAAGGATTAAATAAAGGACAAGTAATAACAATTCATTTTACAAACAATAAAGTAACTAATAAAACACAATTAAATATAGATTAAAACACTTGCAAAAGCAGGTGTTTTTATTATGCTCAAAAAGAGGTGAAAAAGTGGTAAGAGAATTTTATATAGAAAATGAAATCGGGCAACGCTTTTCTATGATGAATATAGAAGAGAGTTGCTTTTTAAATTCTCCATCCCGGTTTGGGTTACTCCTATGATATTCAATATGCTCAAATTGGAAATGATTTTATGCAAAATATTAGAAAATTGAAACAAGGAAAAATAAATGGAGAATTAATTTTTAAAAAATATGATAATTATAAAAAAATTATAGATTTTGTCGAAAGTGCAGAAAATTTAAAGTTTGTTTATAAAGTTCCTTTCGAAAATGGTTTTACAGAGTATTTCAAAGATATAGACATATCTGATATTGATAAAGGAGAAATTCGGTACAGATGGCTTTTTAAGAGTTCCTGTAACGTTTAACTGTAAAACATTATGGTATGAGTCAAAGGAAGTTGTTTATACTATAGATTCTGTAACAAATGAATTGAGATGGGATTTTAAGTGGAGTCCTATTTTCGCGGCTTATGACAATAGGAATATAATTTTCGAAAACAAGGGACATGATACAGCTCCTTTTAAATTAGAATTGAACGGAGAAGTTGTAAATCCAATAATAACAATTTTAGAAGATGACGTAGAAGTAAAAAAACTTGATTTGACAGGCTTGACAATAGAAAATGGAGAAACATTTATTTATAATACAAAAGATACTTCGCAAGAAATTATAAAAATTAAAAATAATGTAGAGACAAACTTATTTGATTTTTTAAACCCAAACTTTATTAATTTTTATAAATTGAGAAAAGGAGTTTCGACTATAAGGCTTGAAGCTGCTGGGGAAATAACAAGTGGTAAATTAACAATATATGTACAGTATAAAGCTGTATAAAAGGAGGAAGAAAAATGTTAAAAGGACATGTGTTTAATTTGCAAACGTTTACATCAGAAGCGTTTGCACTTTTTATTGACAAGTTTCTAAATGGAAGATGTGGAGTTGCGAAAGGTTGTACGCTGTCTAACACAAATAATTCAGTAACTATAGCAGATGGATTTTTTGTTGTTAGAGGTAGATTTTTGGAAGTTATATCTGGGGTAACTATATCTAATATAACTAATAATGGATATTATAGTTTGATTTGTGAAATAGATTTAAGTAAAACAAACACTGCAGAACAACTAAATCAAGCTACAATAAAAACTATTTCTAATACAAGTAATTTTACGACTTTAACTCAACAGGATATAACAGAAACTGGAACAATATATCAGTACGAATTTGCAAGATTTAAGGTTGAAAATGGAAGTATAACTAACTTTACAGACAAGAGAACATTTGTGGATTTTACAAGCATTTATACTTTAATACAAAATGAAGCACAAAGTGTGTTAGATGATATTGAAGAAGCACTACAAAATGTTTTAGATGGTAGTGCTTATTTATTAAAAACAGGAGGTACAATTAGTGGAAATTTGGAAGTTACTGGTGATATTACAGGTAGCCTTACTGGTAATGCTACTACTGCTACAGTTGCCAATAGTTCAAAAAGCTGTACGCGGCAATGCAGTTACAGCCACTACAGCTAGCAATTCAAAAAAATTAGGAGGTAAAGATGCAAATGATTATAAACTAAAAGGAGATTTTGCAATATTAACAGGAACAGTAACAGGAGATGGAACAGAAGATTTAACTAAGAATACAACATTTCCAACAGGATTTAATAATACTAATTGTGTAGTAATTTCAAGTATGTTGCAAAATACAAAAACTCAAAATGCAACATGGGGGACAGGAACTACACTTGACACAGCTTCTTATGTAAGAGGTACATTAGAACATTGTGTGTATCTTAATAATTCTGGAGTACATATTGAAGCTAGAAATATTATGATAAACAACAATGAAAATCCTCAGACTGTCGTTTTTTCTTCTAATGTTATATTTAACTATAAAATTGTCCTTATGAAAATATCATAGGAGGATTCATAAAGTATGGAATTATATATATTATCAAATAAAAATTTAAAAATTCTATCCATAGCAAAATTAACCGATTATCAGATCAATTTAGATGAGGAAACAAACGCAAAATCTACTTTTATATTGGCTAAAACAGATGGATTAAACAAAGGTAATTTTTTGGTACTAAATGGATTATATAGGCAATTTTTATTTGTAATAGATGAGGTTAATACAGAAAAAGACAGTAATTTGGTAACAGTTACTGCACTTGATATTTCTAATATATTTGATAGAAAAGTTATAGAAAAAAATATAGATACTATGAAAAGCAAGTCTGTTGAGGAGTTTTTAGCAAACACAATAACTGAAAATTTTATAAATTGTGGCGATAGTTTGCTAAATATTAGTTATATAGATATTACATGTAAAACTGCTACAAAAACAACAGTAGCAACAAATTCAGAAGAAGGTTTGTATAATTTACATACTTTTCTAATAAACTGCAGGCAATATAAAGATATTTATACTGACTTTAAATTTGTAAATAAAAGATTAAAAATAACGATAGAAAAAAAACAAGAAAGTGTAGCACTTATAGATACTACACTACCAGAAATCGTAGATTATAACAAAATTTTTGAGGAAGATGTTACAGCAAAAGTTCAAGTTTATATAAGAGAAAATGGCAATCAATATAATCTATATTTAAAAAATGATAGAACAACTACAACCAATAAAGATGATCCAGATAGAATTAGTGGGAAAATTGAAGTAATAAGTGTGGATACAGAGGACAAAGCAGCAGAAGAAGCGTTAAACGTTATGAAAGGTAATAACTATAAACATTTAGTAGAGTTTAAAATAATAAAAACAAGTAAATTAATGGATATTACAAGACTAAGTGTACGGAAGACCAATAAGAATAAAAACTGAAGAAGATATATATGATAGTTATATTTCAGCAATATCTTTAAATGATGAAAATTTTGTTTGCTTTAAAAGTGGAAGTTTAAGAAATACTTTGTTAGATAAGCTAAAAAAAGATAACAATGCTTTACAAAGACAAAGTGTAGTTAATAGTTTAAATAGCATAAGTGAGTCAGATGCACTTAGTGCAGCTAAGGGAAAAGAATTAAATGAAAAATTTAATAAAAAATACTATGGAGTAAGGAGTGCAGCATATCTTTTTGCGACTAAACAAATTTCTCCTTCTGGTACCAATGCTGGAACTTTAACTTTATTTGTTAATAACTTAGATTTTTATGATAAAGGAATTGCCGGTTTTGTGAATATAGATAGAGATGGTACAATGTATGTTTCTACTATATCTCCAACATCACAATTTTTATCTAGTTATCAGAAAAAGTTTTGGGTACTTAAAGATGAGAATTACTTTTATTGTTTTGTCCAAGTACCAAATTATAATGATAATTGGTTTATTGAAGTTTTAGATAAAACGGGTTTGTTCAACCTACAGTGGACTAAATATAGTGAAGATGAGTTTAGTAAATTTAAAGAAACACATCAAATAGTATCTAACAAAGCCGCTTCTATACAAGGAACTATACAGAGGACATTCCCAAGTTTGCTAAACGGTTGGACTGCATATACATCTGGTGGGAACAAACTAAGTAAAACTAATAATATTGTAACATTACAACTAACTGTTAAGAGTGGTACAGCAAACAATATATGTCAATTACCAGCTGTTTACTGTCCTCAACATGATGCATATTTCCCAGTAAATAACTTATCGGATAAAAGTGCAAGCGTAATTTTGATTACTAGTAGTGGTTATGTTAGAGCAGAAAGCAATGATATAGGTAAAAACTTATTTGCTAATGTATCATTCTTAACAAATTAAAGAAAGGAAAAAAGTATGGAAAATATAATATATTTTGTAATTTTAATAGCAACTCTTTCAACTAGGAGGTGTAGATAATGGATAATACAATAATGTTAATATTAGGATTTGTTGGCTCCATGATACCAATTTTTTCGGTAATAATTAAATTAAACAATACCATAACAAAATTAAATACAACAATAGAGGTGCTAACTGAACAAATGAAGTCTAGTCAAGAAGATAGAGATAAGATTCATGAGCAATTAAATGATCATGAAACAAGAATATCAATATTAGAATCAAAAGGAGGAAAACAATGAACAGAAAAACATTAATAATATCAATTGTAACAATTTTATTGGCATTAGCAGGAGTATTCTTTGGTATAGAATACACACAAGAAGATGTAGACAAAATCAGCGAAGGAGTAGAAACAATAGTAAATATAATAGAAGAGAATCAGTCTACAAAAGAAATACCAGAAGCTTACGTAGAAGATGAGCAAAAGCTAGAAGAACAAGAAGTAGAAGATGAAGGCTTTGAACTTCAAGGAGAAATAGCATATAACGGTTCTAGTGAATTACCAAATGTGAGTTTAGGACAATATACAGGTCTTACATATTATTCACAAATAGATAGCAGATGGAAAAATAAAATGTATAGCTCAACAGGAAACAGTTCACAAACAATGGGTTCAAGTGCATGTGGACCGACATGTTCAGCAATGGTAGTTTCTAGTATAAAAGGAACAATATTGCCAACGACAATGGCAGATTTATATGTACAATATGGATTTAGAAGTGCAAACAATGGAACTTATTGGAGTGCATTTAGGTGGACAGCAGACGTATTCGATATAGGCTACAAAGAAATATATAAACTAAATGATGTATGTGATTTACTAGAAGAAAACTATATGGTAATATCAGCTTGTGGAAACGGTTTATTTACAACAGGTGGACACTTCATATTAATATATGGCTATGAAGATACAAACGGAAACGGACAATGTGATAGTGGAGATAGGCTAAAAATATATGACCCATATCTATATTCGGGTAAATTCAACTTATCTACAAGACGTGGTAAGGCTCAAGTTGAAGGCAACACGGTCTATGTAGAAAAAGAAACATTTAGAGCTTATGCAAATTATAGTGGATTCTTTGCTTTTAAAAATGACAGAAGCAATAATACTGAAGTGAATAAAACAGATGTAACAACAGCAAGTTACACAAGATATGTAAAAGTAAATACTTCTTTAAATGTAAGAAGTGGACCTAGCACAAATTATAGCGTTGTAGGCAGAAAATACAACGGAGATAAAGTAACAGTTTACAAAGAAAGCTCTAATTGGAGTAATATTGGAACAAATGAATGGGTGTCTAGTGATTATCTGACAGATAGTAACGTACAGATTACAAATACAGTAGGGCAATATAAAAAGCTAAAAGCAACAACTACATTATACTCAAAATCAAATTTAACAGGCACAAGATATACATACTTAAAAAATACAAAAGTTAAGATATTACAAAATATATCAAGTACAATAGACTATATCTATATACCAGCGACAGGTAGATACGCTTATGTAAATACTAGTATTTATAAAGAAACAACAGAACAACAAAATACTTCTTATAAAATTATGACAGTAACAGCCAGAACTGGATTAAATGTAAGAAGTCAACCAACAACAAATAGTTCTGTTGTTACAGCCTACTCATGTGGAACAAAAGTTAAAGTATATTCAGTTGAAAACGGTTGGGCAAAAGGAACAAAGGGTTATATGTATGCAACATACCTAAAATAGCTATTTTTAAGGTATACAAGTATATTAAACGAAAAAACAGCTCTACACCAATTGTAGGGCTTAGTTTTTTTGATTATAATTGATTTGTCCTATATTTTTCACAGAACTGAAATGGACTTAATACTTTTATATTATACTTTTCTTCTAAAAAACCTGACAATGAATTTAAGTGGGCATCATATGTAATAATATATTGAACATTACCATCTATTGCGCAGTCAATAAATTTATTATCATCAGGGTCTTCGCAGAAGTTTGTTTTTGAATTGTGGTCTATTTCAAAAACTTGCCAAAGAGATAATGATAATAACATTCCTAAAGCAGGAACATTTTTTACTTGTTTTTTTTCAACAATTTGTGCAAGTAATTTGAAAAAAGTAACTAATAATTCGTTTTGCATTTCTTTATTCATTACAAAACGAATTTTATTGTTAGATTTAAGGTTAAATAATGCTTTCGCATTATTATCTTTATGGAATATTGCTTTAACGAAAACATTTGTGTCTACAACTACTTTTATATTATCCACGTAATTCTTTTCTTACATGTTTAATAAGCTTATCGGAATCTTCTTCAGTCCAATTAGCTTTTTCAGCAATAGAAGCACAAGTATCACAAAGCACTTCCCATTCATTTAATTGAGTTTTAGTTTTAGCAATTTTTTCTAAATTTAATGTTTTCATTTCTTTATTCCTCCTAAATAATCGTTTAAAAAATACAACTAAATGCTTCATAAACATCACCTATATTATATATATTCCCTAAAAAATAAATATAATACTAATAATATTATAACACTTAATTGACATAATATCAAGATTATTCTCTTTTGAATATAGCACAAGACGTGAAAAAAATCAATGTTTTTTGATAAATTTCTAAAATCTGTGGATAACTTTTGCAGATTATGACATAGAAGTTAGAAGGGGAGAGCTAGCTACAGAGATGTAGCTAGCTTTTTTATTTTATAGGGTTTTTTAAAAGAAAACTAAAAAATTCAATAAATTCTCCATAGAGAACAAGAAATCGGACATACTATTAATGGTGATAGTATGCATATAGAATATAAAATAAGAGAAGTAAGAAGAAGCAAAAACATAACCTTACAAAAATTATCTGAGATGACTAAAATATCTAAATCCCATTTATGTAATATAGAAAGAGGAGAAAAAGAGCCAACACTTTCCATATTAATAAGAATAGCATTAGCATTAAAAGTTGATGAGAAAGAATTATACAAAATATATCCATAATATATATGAAAATGATTTTATATATTTTAATATAAGATTTTAAATGTTTCATATAAGGTTCTCCAAAGAGAACAAGATACAGTATATTCTCCATATAGAAGCTTCTAAAAAAAAGGAGATAAAATATGGAAAAAGATGTAGTAAAAGAGATATGTAAAAATCTAAAATGGTATGAAAAGATTGTTGTAGTTATATTCAATAAGATATTCGTAAAAGTATATCACAGGCAAAGAATCAAATATGTTAATTGGTTATTGCATTAGTATTGCATTAGTTTAATATAATAAAAGTCGCATAATTATTGAAAAATAAACAATTATGCGACTTTATAAAATGGAGCGGGTAGAGGGAATCGAACCCTCGCTACCAGGTCGGAAGCATGGAATTCTACCACTAAATTATACCCGCAACTAATATAATTTTATC